TTACCAGACTTGTTCAGCTTGGTATTTTGCAGCAGGATCCTAGCCTCCTGTAGCTTTTTATATACACTCATTGCAATTTCTCCTCTTGATTTGCATGAAACTTTTCATTTGCTAAAGACACACCTTTTTCAGGATGAACGACTTGTACAAGTAGCCATTTCCCATCCCTATTATCTTTAGACATTTCGAAATATCTGTCTAATGCCGTGTCTGCATCAACATAAGCACCGTCATATATTCCAGTTTTTGTATCCCAAATAATGTAATCCCCTTTCATACGCTTTCCTTGTTTAAATAATCCCGATACTGTTGGCAGTAATCGGATACTGGGCAATACGACTTACACCGAGTACGCTCACCCTGACGCACTTCAACTTCATAGTCCTTGCCCAGTTGCTCTAAGGCTTCTGTGGCAAAGGCTTCTGATTCATATAGGGACTTGGCTCTGACATTCCCCTTCTTTTTGATAGCCCACACTGTAGGTTTCTCCCACATCTCATCAGGGGTGCAATCAGGTAACTCGCCATCCGTTTCCATGGCAAAGTCACAGGCACTGTGCAGGGCAATACGCTGACGAATGTAAGCCTCACGCTCTTCCATAGTCCATAACTTGATGGGTAACTGGATTACTGGGGCTTCAGGATAGTTTTCTTTAGTCTCCTTCTCACGACCTTTCCAGTCACGCAGGAAAGCCACGATACCTACAGAATTAACCTTGACTTGTTTGACCTTTTCCACTAGCCAAGCATAGACATTGAGCTGGTTCTCCCAGTCAGGCTTCTCATTCATAGCAGCCCAAACACTGGTGAACTTATAGTCACGAATGTCAATGGAATCCTTGTTGACAATCTGTAGATCCACCGCACCAGTGATATGCCATCCGTCTACTGTGGCATGGATGCGCTGTTCCACTACGCTGTTATCGTCCTTGCCATGCTCAAGGAAGTTGTGCATAGCCGAGCCGACTGCAGCCCAAATCATCTCTGAGGCATCCTGCTCCAGTTGATCGTCAAACTTCCTAGTTAAAGCCACAATCTTTGGGCTATTGAGTAGTTGGGTAGCCGAGATATGAGCCTTACCTTTGGTGTAGGTAGGGCGCTCCAAGACGTTGATAATCGCCTGTGGAAGGTTGTATTTATTGGTTAATTTCATACTATTCTCCGCAGTAAAGATTTAATGCGTAGCATTAGTCTTATTAATATGGGCTTGTGTGGGTGCTTGTTCAGTAACGCAGACTGAAGCAAATACATATCGTTTTCGTACATTTAGTTCTCCTAGCAGTTAAACTACACCTAAGTATCTAGCATTGTTTTTGCCATGTCAATAGGTTGTACCCATATTAGCTCACCTGATATAAAATAACAACATGAATACCGTAAAACTACCTTGGCCTCCCAAAGAACTATCCCCCAATTCCACGCTCCATTGGTCTAAAAAGGCTAAAAAGAAGAAGGAATACCGCACCGCTTGCTGGGCTTTAACCCTAGAGGCAAAGCTCTCAGCCCCAGGAGAGGGCAAAATACCCGTAGAAATCACCTTTTACCCCCCTGATAAGCGGCATAGGGATGCAGACAATATGGTGGCTTCTATTAAGGCAGGGCTAGATGGGCTGGCAGATGCCCTCAAGGTCAACGATAAACGCTTCCTACCCACCTTTAAATTTGCTGAAGAGGTGCTTGGAATGGTGGTCATTGAGCTAAAATGAAGACGGAGCTATGCTCCTTCACGTCCTCATAGGGGTAGCCTAAAAACTACCCCTTTTTTTACAGTCCAGCTTCCTTACGCATCAGGATCACTTCATCCAGAATATTGTTTTTTAGACGCTGTAACTCAGTAATCTCTGCTCTACGTTGATCTGCAGTCATACCTTGGCTAGTTCTACCCAAACTACGGATTTCTCTATTAATTTGTGCCAAAGAACTATCCATAGAAGCGATGTATTCATGAGCATCAATCTCTTTTGTATAACGATCAAAGTATTTATCAGCCTGTTCAAACTTAGCTTCTTCAAGTAGTTTGGTGTAAGTCTTGTACTTGCTGTCTACCTTATCTTTAAAGGAATAGAACAAGTCTTCTGGCGCACGACCTACTTCCGCTGCAATAAAGCTGCCATATAAAGGATTATCCCTTGATCTTGGTGTTGGACGATCACCAGAGAACAAATTACTCATCCACTGGACAGCTGCGCCCGTAGTTCCAAATAAGCTGCGAACCAAATGATCCGCCTCGATTGGGTTCAAAGCACGGCTCTCATTGAATGGATTGCCAGTCAAAGCGCTAAGAGCCTTGCCTAGCTCTGAGGTACTAGCGTTATATTGCTCTGCAGCATCAAGTCCTTCTAGATTCTTTGGAGTAACTTCCCTGCCAGTAAAGAAGCTGCGATTTAAACCAATTTCTATCAATGGTTTAGCGCCAGTTGGAACAGGATTAGGACCCAAGAATGAATCCATAGCAGCTTCTGCAAGAACTTTACGAAGGCGAGTTCCGTCAATTTCGTCTTTTGTTCCCTCTTTTACTACTACGTTATAAGTCATCTCTGGAAGGGATTTAAATATAAAACTAGCCGAGGTGTGCATTGGGAACAATAACCCGTTATCCATGCCAATATATTGGGTCAGTGCTTTAGGAACATAGATATTACGCAGTTTAGTCTGGTCATCTAGCTCTTCATAGTCATCTTCTCCGCCGACTGCCCATGAATAGAGCATGACGTAGAAAGAGAACAGCGCTGCCGTCTTACCTAGCTGTGCCAAGGCTGCTGCTTTATCTTTTCCAGTGTAGCCAGAACCTACGATAGTCATTGCCAGCACATCAATCTGCTGGGCGTAGGCGTTCATAAAAGATACAGTCTTAGTCAGGACTTGGGCTAATCTACCTGAACCACGTTTTTTGAAGTCAATAATATTGTTGGCGGCTACAAGGGCTTGCATTTGATCGCCGTTAGGAAATTCTTTAGATACACTCTCAGTTAAAACACGTTTGTATATAGCTACACGTTGTGCCATGTCTGAAGCATCGCCAATTTGATCTAATTTGCTTAAAACTTTAGATAAAACATTGTTTTCTAACAAACCAATTCGTTGTTTTAGTTCCATTTCTGGAGTTCGGTTGTATGCCTGATAACCACCTATTCCAAAGGACTGTAAAAGTTCTACTACTGGATCACCGCCTTTTACTGCCTTGGCAAAACCAACAAATACCTCACCCCAGAGCTTAGTTGGGTTTTTTACCCCAGAGACCAGCGCAGCTGTTGGGGCATCCATAAATAACTGTTTTAGTTGGAATTCAGGCCATAGCGTAATACCCCTGCGTAAGCCGTTTGCTAACGCACCAAGCATTTCCATACCAGGAATGGCAATTTCTTCCATGCCAGTTACCGCTTCGGCAACCAATGGATCTTTAATCTCTACGATTACTCTGCGACCATTGCGCAAGATGTTAAAGCGAACAGCACCACTTTTGGTAGGCCCCTCTTTTGGAAAGACCGCTATTTTTCCTTTAATGCGAGTTCCAAAGGAATCAACCACACGATTAGCGGCATGGTTTCTCATAACGTTGCGAGTAATAGTCATAACATTGTGGAACATGTTATCCACAATGTCATCAATATCCATATCGACTTCGGTATCTTTGAACTTCTTCTCTTGAGAGATATTGGTATTGCTGCGGACACCGCCCATAGAAGTCTGGTCATGGACATCTTGCATATCGTCTTGGATACGATACCAAGGAACATAATCCTTAATACCTTTAAGCCGTTCAGCACGTTTCTTACTGATAATCTTGCCAAACAGCATCATGTCAATCATGTTTGCATTGACTTTAGTCCAGTTGTCCAGCATCTCACGCAGCTCTGGATTCTTTTTCTCCAGATCGCTATATGCCTGAATCTGCACATCTGTCATGCGAACCTTCTTCTTAGCAATACCAAGCTGCTTTAAAGACTGTTGAGCATCCAAAAGATCATTAAGAATTTTATTAAGCTGATCTGGCGCCAAGTCTGGTGCAAGGCGCTCTTTATCTAAACGGGCTACTTCCTTTTCAAGCGCTTCGTACTCTTCCATAATGCTGGCAGAGCGTTTAGCCTCAAAGAACATATTGACCATGTTGGTGGCTCTTTGCTCACCTACACGAGCCATCAGTTTTGATTTTGCTATTACTATATTAGCCATAGAGAACGGACGTTTTATTGCTTGGAACATCTGTCCTGATTGATTAAATGCCAAAGATCCCAGTCTAATAACCTCTACAGATAAGTTACCTCCCTTAAGAGCATTAGTAACGGCAATAGATGCCATGGCTTTTCCGTAGCCATCACGCAGATTGCCAGATAATCCTTGCGATTTCTGAACGATTCTTTCAGCCATTTCAAGACCAGCACCAAAGAATACGTTCTTATTGCGAACATAAGTAATGCCACGGAGTAACTTACCACTCATAGCTTTATAAGCTAAAGCTGGAGAATCTACAGTGTTGTCGTAAATTTGTTTTGCCTGTTTTGCACCACCAAGCAAGGTGTCTTTGACTGTAGAGGATGACTTTATTGGGGTGTTATTAAAGCCGTCTTCAGCAAATTGCTTGTCAAAGTCTTCTACGCCAGGTTGAGTATCTTTATCTTCAGCATCTCTACTAAAATATCCAACCCTATTTTTCAGCTTTTGTTGCTGACGCTCTCTGTTAATCTCTGCTTGAGTCTTTACTTGAGTCTTTGCTGGTGCAGGTGTTAAAGATGGAAAGCTGGCTTTGCCTTTACTATCAAAGTAGTTTTCGGCAAAGTTTAATAGTTCAATAATGTCGCCATCAGAGAAGTTAATCGTATACCCTTGGCTTCTTAACCAATTGCGAATGGCTTGAATAACACGCTGGATTAGCCCTATTTTGGACATACCACGTTCTGCCATGTTTGCAACAATTTCTTTTGCCCTACGCTCTGGTGACAAGCCAGGTTGTGTGCGATCTACTTTGGCAGCTATTTCTTTAACAATCTTAGAAGTCTTTTCTAGATTTTGAACATTTCTAACCAATTCTGCCATTAGTTTTGGTCCCAACATCTCTTCTAACAGAGCGTGACCAACAGCCTCATGCGCTAATACTTCCTGTACTCTTTTTGCATTTGGTAGGTTATCTGCAATTAAGTAAACAGTTCTGCCAGATAACCACATTCCCTCTACGTCTGCTGGCGCAGTATTGTCTGGCAATTCATCTACGGATTGAAGAACCTTAACGGTAATTCCTTTTATAGGAACAACTTGTGCTTCAACAGCTTCAACTGTTTGTCCACCTTCCGCAGGACCTCGTGATGCTAAACCTTTTTTACTTTCACTATTATCAAATTCAACCTTCATTACCTCACGAGCAAACGTAGCGTTATCTGCCTCTACTGTAGCTGGAAAGTTTTTATGTAAGAACTTGACTAACGCTATTATTTTTTCTGGGTCGGTTAGTGAAACACCGCTTTCCATCTCATACGTGCCTTTTGATTTTTTAAATTCGCCAGGGATTAAATTTTTAATGTCGTTTACAACTTTCTTTGGAGCATCTCCCATCAAAGATACTTTAAAACTAGTTGGTCTATAAGTTTCAATACGCAACTGCCATGCTTGTTTTAAACCACGCAATAAAACATTGCCCATGTTTCCAGAAACTTTTGGCAAATTAGGAAGCATTAAAGGTTGAAGACTATTACTTAAATTTTTGTATGTCTCCATTTGAGTATCCTCATACTTTTTCTGTAATAAGGAATCCCAAACGGCTAACAAATATTGCACTGCTGATTCTTGATTTCTTAAACGAACTGGTTGTTCGCTAATTGACACTGGTACATACTTGGCTGGCATGACTACGCCAGATATTGCTTCTTTAGTATTCTTTAAAGTAAATTTAGCAATTTCACCACCACTAGGACCAAATAATTGAGCAGCTTTTAGTATGTTTCCTAGAGCAACATATCTATTTGTTCTTCCGCCAGTAACCGACTTTAATGCAAAAAAATCTTCTAAAGGAGGATTCCTAGAAGGGTTAGATCGGTCAATTGATGTACCTTCTAACGTTGATAAAGGTACAGATACTCTACCTTCAGGAATATTTCGTTTGATAATGATTTGGAAGTTTGATGGTGAATAAGGATTACCAGTCTTGGATTTACCTATTCGTGTTTTATCTACTTTTATTCCTACAACTACAGCAGAGGCTGGAACACTGTTAACTATAAAAGAGTCAAAACCATTTCCAATCGCAAAGGTATTACTCAATGCCAATAGCGTTTTATCTTTACGTTCATTTAATGAAGAAAATTGATTATCTAACGCTGTTTTTTGTTTGTTTAGTCCTTCTATATCTTTTTCAGTAGCCGTTGGACTTTTTATATCCTCATCAATTTTTTGCTGTTTAAGAACAATTTGGTTTCTTACTTCAATGTAAACGCTGTTTAACTCTGTCTCTATTTCATTAACAACGTCCTGAGCCGTTCTACCGTTCAACGCAAGGCTAATGTCATCTTTTATGTTTTGTACAGTAGGTATCGAGCCAATAATATCCACGTTAAACTGTGCCATTACCACATCAGTTAAGAATGGATTGGAACTATCTAAACCTTCTTCAATTAGGTTTTCTTTGATTATTTCTGCTTCTAACGGCAAAACCCTTCTTTCTAATGCATTAGTTCCTGTAGCATTTCTTAGATCTATTGCCGCTATATAACTAGCTTCAATCGAATCAAAGAATTCTTTTTGGTCTACCGAAGATAGCAACCCTGCTGTACCTGAGGCTGTATGAGCCAATTCAGAGCCAGCTGCATCGTCAGGGTCTGAATATTCTTTTGTATCTAAAAATGCTTGTATGTCTGGATGTTCATTCAAATATTCGGCTGTCGCTACATCTCCGTACATATTAATAAAATCTACTCCGTCAACCTTTGTACTGCTAGATCCGCCAGAAGTATTGGATTTTAAGCTAGACAACTTCTTACGCAACATGGCTAAGATGCGTCTTTCAGCTGGTATTCCAGTTGCTAACATAGTGAATGAAGGCCATTCAACTTGACCTGTTCTATGTATTCTTCCTAATAATTGAATAAAAACACTAATATCCCCGTGTGGCTGTAAAACAATCATATGCCGTGGGCGTTGATCAAATGCATCTACTGAGGCATGTAACGAGATTCCCGTTGCTCCTGCAGAGTTAATGATTAATACATCAATTGGACCTTCTTTAGATTCCTCGCCATTTTGGTATGACGAAATCATGCTTGTACGACTAGGGTTATCTAAAGTTATATATTTTGGTGTATCTCCAGAATAATCTATTCCGTTTTTTCTACCTGTAATTTCTTTTACAACTAAGTGTCTTGCTTTTACACCTTTAGGTGGTGTATCACCAACTTGAACTTTGCCATCAATAGTCCATACATATTTTTGTTCTAACTCTGTTCGTATAAAATCAATTGGTGCAGGAGGTAAATCAGATTGAAAATTTTCTAAAGCATTATCAACGTTATCATATCCAGCTCGGATATTTTTTGGCATTAGCTCGTTAGGGATAAATACCACTTCATCAGATTCATCAAAGGAAGATTTTAAAGTAACTTTTTTGGTGGAAGATACAGCACGTCTAATTAATGTTTGCCATCCAAAATCAGGAATTTCATCGCCTTTTTTAATATTATTTTGTTTAACAAAATCCTCTAATGCTTTGCCATTGGTACTTTGCAATCCAACAACTACTTTTTCATTGTTGTTAAGTTTTTCAACAACCATGTCTATAGCAGTTTGAGTTTTAGTTGAAAGTAATAAGGTTCCTATGTAATTATGCACAACAGAAGTAAATGGAGTGCCTTTTACTTCTTTAAATGCTTTTGTTCCTCCCGATGGTTTGAACATATCTGCGCTCGCAAGATACGATCCTGGAGGGCCTAGTTTAATTACTGCTTCCATACCCTCAGGAGTTTTTATCCATTCTTTTAAAGCTCGATCTGCATTGACTAAAGATCTTAGTATTTCTGTAACCTTATCAACTTCTCTGGTATCTCTGGCAGTGTTCTTGTCATCAATAACAAAATCCATTGTTACGCCTTCATAAGATCTTTCTCTGCGTATCATTGAGCCAGACTCTACCAACATCTCTGAAGACACTTGTTGCAACACATCTGTTTTAACGCCTTTACCAAACAAGGCTGTTAAATCTTCTGGAGTGTCTGCAGCGTAACGTAAATTTGTATGAATATACAACGGCATATTATCTGGACGTTTTGCAAACGTAGCAGATAAATAAACAGTTGGTGGTGGTTTCCAATCTTCAGGAGCATCTACACCTTTGCCTAATAAATTTTGACCTGTTAACAAAGACATAAAAAAAGCATTTTGACCCATTGAGTCTTTATCAGTTGGCGTACCAGCAGCGTTATGGGCTTCATCCATAACTAATACAGCATCTCCACTTGCAACTAAAGATGCTACTGCTTCCTGTCTTGCTGCAGATCCTGGTCCGCCACTTAACTGCGAATAATTTGTAAATAAAACATCTATTCCAGGTGGTAGTTTTTTATTTTTTGATATATAGCTGGTTAATTTTGTATCATCGCCTACTTTATTTTTAAATACTGTTTCAGTTTGTCCTTCGCCAATATCTTTAATTATTTTTGTACCACCATTTGTCATTCCTATTTTAATATTGCCATGACCAATGTTAATTAAATCTCTATACATATCAGTATATAAAGAATCGTTAAGAGAAACAAAAATAGGAATCTTCCCTTGTTTCTTTGCCCAGACAATCATGGCGGCAGCTGTTCTACCTTTACCTACGCCAGTATCATCTCCAATAATGAAACCTTTTCCAAGTTTGTTAGCTTGGATTGCTAATCCTAATGCATCAATTTGATAACCAGCAAGACCTTCTGCCATTTGCTCAATAGATGAATAGCCTAGCTCTTTAGTAACAAATTCATCTATGTTGCCAACTTGAGCTTCTAACTTTTCTAAAGCTGTGTACGCATGTTGTGATTGAGCACGAGGCAAATAAATACCATCGCTTGCAAATCTAGACTTACCTAAATAAACAACTCTTGATTCTGTATCAATTGGCTCACCTTGTACTGGAGTTTGATTTTTAGGTCTTCTTTTTACTGTAGTTTTTAATCCATTAATAAATGCTTGAACATGAGCTACTATTGCTTTCCCTAACAAGGGAACTAATTCATCAACAATATATTTAACCCGTTCTCTAAAATCACTTGTTGTTTTCCCAGCTAAGTCCCATATTTCTTGAATGATTGGTTTTACGTTAGCATATTCTTGATCATCTTTTCTAGAATAAAGTCCACTATCAGGATCATTACTAGTATTTTTAGAATTTTGGGCAATACGGCCCATAGCTTCGTCAGCTTGTTTATCTAGACGTTCTTGACTGTTTTCTTTTGTAACTTCTTCTGTTATTTGTGGTGCTTTTCCATTTAAAGCAGCTCTTAATTTTTCAACTAAAATTTGCATTTCTGGTGACATTTCAACAGAAGGCGTTTTAGGTTCACGTTTAACACTTGGTTCTTTAACTTCTTTTGTTTTTTTAGGCCCACCAGTTTGTTTTTCCCGTTTGACTTTTGTTTCTTTTTCTTGCAAAGATTTATTAATATCGTCAAACAGCGCATCTAAATCTAAGTCAGAAAGTCCTCCCAGTTGATCTCCTGATTCTTCACGTAATATATCGCTTCCTCTGTCGGTGCTGGATTCGCTACTTCTGGGTCCCCCTCGTTGACCATCTCCGCTATCCTGCTGTTGTTCTGTATCACGAATTCCACCAGCTGTTCCACGTCCGCTGGTTTTGGGAGGTACGTTGACCCCTCCTGTCGGAGATAATTGTTCGCCGATGCCAACGCCCTCTCCAGTCCCCCCCACTCCTCCGCTAGGTTCGCCATCTTGGAGATTATCGCCTGTTGGTACTGCTCCGCTTGGTCTATCTGCACCGCCAGTAGTTGCCCTTTGTTTTCTGGTACCCACCACGACTTTTTCGCTACGATCACTGGTTTGAACATATCTGCTCCATAATTCATCAAATGACGTTAATCTATTAACAACAAAATCATTTGGGAAAACATTGTCCGTTTGATTTCTTCCAGCAATAACTAAGACACGCAACGGAAAAGACGCACCTTGTTTACGATATAAATTTCCAGCAATTTCATAATGGTCGGCAACATTGTAATTGCTGTATAGCCAATTCAAAAACACTCTATCTGTTGATGTAATAGTGTTTGGTTTTGTATGAGACTCAAGTATTAAAACTGCTCTACCGTCATTTGCCATTGTTCGCAATGACTCGGCAGCAATGAGTTGATCTAGCGTACCAATCTTGTAATTTTGTCCTGTCCAAGACTTAACATCTACAGGCGATGGAAGTGATCCGAATGGAGGGTTGGCAAGAACTACATCTACTTTTTGAGCTTGGATATCTTTTATTTTTACTAATGCGTCCCCCTCAATTACATCCCCCATCTGCATCAACTTCAAATTATTAGCACGATGCTGGTCTAATTCGATTGTTGTTACGTTTTTAGGATTAGCCGTAACTACCAACATTCCATTACCGCCAGTTGGATCTAATACTGTTGTAGTAGATTTAACACGGGATAACATTCCAGCAAGGTATGCAATCGGCAATGGGGTAGAGTAAGCGTTGTTAGATACGCTTAATACTGATTTAACATCTAATGAAGGTTGAGTTTCGTACAAGCCGACAATATGGTCATAGATAGCTTTGGTATCAGAGCCTTCTGCTCTCATATCGGTAATGACTTGGCTGATAAACCGTACAGCTGCTGCCTCAAAGTCTTCTTGAGTTTGCTTTAATTTAACTCGATCACCTTCAAAATCAGCAATTTTGTAGTTGTCTATTTCTCTTTGATCTTTAGCAGGGTTGAATCCCAATAGCTCAGGCGTTTGCAGATACGCTTTAATGCCATATTCAGCTAGTTCACGGTTGGTTTTAGGCCACCATCCTTGACGCATGTGGTAGAACATTGACTCAGCCATCGAGCCATTTTTAATTTCGGGCCACTTAAACAAGCCCATCTCTTCCATGATGGCATCAATACGCTGTGCCATGTTAATGATACTTTGATTAACCTTGCTAATTTGCATTAGCCGTGGCGTTAATATTTCTTCTTTGCCATCAAGTTGTTCTTTGGCTTGTTTTGCTTCTTCTTCTGTCTTAAACCAATTTAAACCACCCATTCGACCACGATCAAGGTAATACTGATCAACTACTACATATCCTAACTCTTCAACCTCAATAATTTTATTTTCTAATTTGTATGTCTTTATCTCTAAAGTCTTGGGATCAATTTGATCCAACATCTGTTGATATACTTCATTGATCTTAGGGCGTTCTTTACCAGCTGGATAAGTAGTGCCAGCATAACCATTCCTTTTAGTTACATAACCATCAGCTACTGTTGGTCCAACTAAATATGGAGATCCACCTTTTGCTAGATCAAATATTAAAGATTCAAAAGATCTAGATAACAGCTCTACTTGAGTGCTCCAATATGGTTTTTCTCTACTTCTATCTAGTTCTAAAGCATCTTTATAAAATTGTGTATCAGTATACGAACTACGGTAGATGTCGGCTTCACCGTATCGACTATTTGAAATAGCATCAAAGAATGCTTTTTTGGGTGGCGTATTACGGTTGTTTTCACTATTTGCTGTATTAGTTAAGATTGACCGTAAGTTACTTTCTACTCTTTCTACATTGATCGTTCTTTGCAAAGTAGATGCTGTATCGGACATTAAAACTTTTCCGTTAGGAACTACTCTTAAATTAAAATCTAATGCGTGTTGCCATTCATGCGCTAATGTTCCATCACCTTTTGTTTTTGTTAAGTTAATTTCATTGTATCCAGAAACAAAATGAGCTGCGGTCTTGCCACCACGACCCTGCGCACCTACAGCTAGTTTTAACTTTTCATTTAAGCCTAGCATTTCTGGTGCTATACCAGAAATATCTGCTAGGTCATACATCGCATCGTAAATAGCGTTTAAATGCGCTGTACGTTCTGACTGATTGACCCAATTACCAAAATCAATACCGCCTGGTAAAAATTTAAATGTTTGTAAAAAGTCTTGTACATCAACATCTCGTCCCTGTCGATGGTCACGCATACCACGTCTGATAATGTTGCCTAACTCTGGTGGAGTTTCTGCGTCTTTTTTAACAATTCTGTTTGTTTGATCGGTAGAGTTTTCATCAGCGCCAAACAAAGACAATAATCTAGGAATAAACTGATTAAGTTGTGCATTGTCAATTTGAATTCTTAAACCTACACCCTCTGGTGTATATATATCAGGTATGCTGCCTGCATTCGTATCCTTTATATATTTTGCCATTAATGCATCGTATAAAGGGGTAACACTAGAATGCTCATTTAGTACAGCTTGTAAGGTTTGTAAAGACGTTACATAATCTACTAATAATTTTCTAACTAATGTTTCTTGACCATCGTCTATAACTAATTTAATGGCTTGGCGATTTCCCGCTTTAGGAGAAATGTATGTATTAAATTGTCCGCCAGCTCTTGAAGTTAACTTGATTAAATCAAAAAGATAGTCTCCAGGCGTTTTTATTTTAGATACTAACCCCTCTTTAAACATCATTGCGCCAAATGTATTATTTGGATTCGATTGAATGTCTAATAATTTTTTAGGGTTTGCTAAATCTAACAGTTCAGTTACTAGCGCATCTTTTTGTTTTTCTGTGGCATCTTTTGGTAATGGGGCAGCAGTAATTTGTCCCTTACGGTTGGCAAAAAAATCAGCACCACCACCCTGTACGCTTACTTTTTCTGGGTTATATAACGCAGATATGGTAATTCTTTCAGGACCTACATAGTCTGGACTATCTGTTGTTGCTGGAACTGCTCTGTCAGTAATACGGAATTTGTTTGCAACTAATTCATCTTCCATTTGACTTACCAAACTTAATTCAACTGGAATACGCAACAACATTTCTTCTGGGAAAATAACTGGATGTAAACTTTCATCAACAGCATGACCGTATAAAAGTGTTGCAACCGCATCCGCATTGCCAGTTTCCATAGCAATCTTCATTGGGTTTGTATTTAATTCAGCTATCTTCTTTTTTTGCTCTTCTTTTTGAGCTTTTTCTTCTTCTTTGGCTTTCTTTTCTTCTTCTCTAGCCTTCTTCTCTTCTTCTTTAGCTTGCTTCTCTTCTTCCGTTGGTGCTACCTTTTTAGGTGTAGATGGTCCGCCAGTAATAGCTGGTCCACCAATAGATGGCCCACCAGTAGGCTTCTCTTCTTCCTTAGGCGCTTCCTCTTTAGCTTTTTTCTCAGCTTCTGCAGCAGCTCTTTGCTCTTCCTGACGAGCTTTGTTAATAGCAATCTGCTCTTCTTTGCTAGGTTCAATTGGAACTACTTTTACACTACCTCGATTAGTTTTTCCATCGTTTTCCCACTGCAAAGCCAGTTTGCCATCGGCAGAAGTTAACCGTTTCTTTTCAAAATCAAAAGTAGAATTTTTAAACTGTTCTTGATATTTATTAGTTAAAACAGATTTTGCTTCTTTTAATTCTTTTTCTAATAGCTTTTGATCGTTTCCAATAGCTTCAGCAGCAGCCTTAAATTGCTCTTCCATGCGAGCTGTACTATCAGCAATCTTTTCTTCTATAGTGGGCGTTGGTAGTGCTGCTCCTCCAGTTGTAGTAACAGCTTCTGGCTCAGTTGGCGCAACCTCTGGTTCAGTAGCCGCTTCTTCTGCTATTGGAGCTACCTCTGGCTCAGTAACTACTTCCTCTGATACTGGAGCTACAAAATCAGGATTTCTTACAACTTCATCAATTGGAATACTTTGTTCTTGACCATCAACCAAAGCCAAAATTTCTCTTTGACCATTTTCATTAGTGCCTAATTTTTCAGCAACAACTTGTATTGGAATATCAACACCGTCTTTTCTCCACATAAAAGCGTTGTCTAGCTTTTCTGCCGTTGTTGGCTCGGCAGGAGCTTCTGGAGCTTTAGGACTTACTAAATCAGTAATTTCCTTAGCAAGTTCGGCTTCTCTTTCATCAAAAAACTCTAGCTCGTACTCGTTAGGAATGTTATTAGGGTCTGCTCTCCTGCTTTCAATTAGCTTTAGTTCGGCTTTAAGAGCATCTACTCTTTGGGCAGTTTCTGGGTCTAAGCCTACTGTAGATACCATAGCAGCTACTGGAGCTACTACGCTAGGAGGAACTATGGATGATAGAGCGACATCATCTTCCTCTACCATGGCAGCTGGAGGCACAACCTGCAACCCATCGATATCTACACTGCCATCTTGTCTGGTAACTTTTGTGCCAATATTGCCGCCAACATTTACTTGCATAGTACTAACAACTGGGCTGTTAGATGGTGGTGCAGTCGGAGGAACTGATGGTGGAACACCTGTTCCAATAAGATCTGCAAATAGCTCATCAGGAGTGGGTTTTTTGGTAACTGTCTTATCTTTAGTCAGTAAACCTTTTACACCGCCTACTCCACCACCACCAATAGCGCCTAATACAAAATTAGCAAAAGCATCAGAACCAATCTCTTTTACAACTGTCTTGTCAATACCTAAATCACTGGCAATGCCTTCAGCCATTTCCTGAAGACCTTCTTCTGCACCGCCTATAACTACACCCTTGCTTGTTCTTGCAACGATGTTTAGTGCTCTGTTTTTTACTGATGATAGTAATGCATCGTCAAACTTACCTGTAATTAATTTAGCAGTAAAGTTACCGCCTACTGCTCCCACAATAGCTTGTGCAGTTGCAGCAGTGTCTACCGCTTTTTCCTCGGTCATTAACCGAGCTGTTTTTGGATCGTAACCAGTTTTTAAAAGATCTTTAAAATAAGGGCTGTTAGCAGCCAGCTGAGTGTCATCTAGGCTTTGTATGTATTCACGGGCATTGCTTACGCCCTCTGATCCAGCCTGACCAAATCCAAAGGCTTGCATGTACCTAGGATCTTTGGTAAGAATTGTCCCAATCATTCCAGGAGCTACAGAACCAAAGATATTAGCAAACTGACCAGCAAAACCTAAAAATGTAGGTTTAGCACCAAAACTTAAATTTTCTATTCTGCCATTGGCAATATCAGACAATGAGCCAGTAGGGACAAAGTTAGCCATTGCTAACTGTATTTCAGGAGATGCTGTCTCTGTGATGTCTCGACCTAGCTTTTGTCCGTATGCGGATAAGTCTTTTAAGTTTTGTGACTTGCCTTTAGCTCTTACCTCGTCTAACAACATCTCTTGCTTTTTCAAAAGCTCTTCTGGTACAAGTCCTTTGCTTTCTTCGCCAAAGATAGGCTTAAAGCCTAATGACGTAACAAATTTGTTAGCCAGTTTATCTGGGCTTGATAGGTAACTTAAAATCTCAGAAGGGGCTGCAAAAGTAGATTTTGATTGTTGGACAGCAGCAGCTTCAATTGCTTCTGGTGCGCCCAATATTCCTGGAACAGCTCCAGCAGCAGTTAATTTGCCCATGTCTTTGGCAAAAGTACCTGCTCCGTAACCTCCTGGAGTGGTAGGAGTATCTGGGGAAACTAGAGTTCCGCCAAATTGTGCAGCTAAATCGGCTAATTCATTTGATGGGCTTGGCTTTGGCTCTGGAACAATACTTCCACCGTACTGAGCTATCAGCTTATCTATATCTGCCATCAAATTGTGTCCTATTTAGTTACTGCTTTGAACTTAATTTATTTTACTATCATTTTAATCCAGCTGCCTTTTTAAATTCGTCAGCCTGTTCTTTTGATGCAAACTGAACCTGCTGGGCTGGCTTACCATCTTTAGCTGGAATTGTTACAAATACTGGGGCAGATGCTTTACCTACAGGAGCCGCAGGATTAGCATTGGGTGTCATAGCTGATGTTTTGCCAATAGACTCCAAAAATTTTGGACCAAGAATGGCCTTAGCTTCTTGTTCAGCAGCTTTATTAAATGCCGCTGGATCATCACGGTACATACGACTAAACTTATCCTTTTGGATCATACTAGTTTTGACATCATCTAAAGTGTCTTTGTACAAGCTAATGGATTTTAAGTACAAGTTAGATTCTTTAGTGGCTGCTGTATTTCCTGCAGTAATACGAGCATTAATAGCGCCAAGTTCTTTGGTATCCATCTGATTGACGGCAGACTGTAGTGCGTTGTGCATTATAGAATCTCTAGCGTATTTGCCAGCCTCTCTCTTTTCAATCTGACCTGATAGTTGTTTAGCTAAATCTGTTTCATTTGCTTTGCCTTTAGCGTAAGTGCCTAGTCCTGCTTCACCAGCTTCACCTAATTCAGAAAGAAAGTTTCCACGTTTTGATGGGTCATCACTTCCTTTCATCATTTTAAACCCAGCATTGGTCAAAGCTGCATATGGATTCATTTGCTTGCTTTCAGTTATTGCAGCACGAGTTTCAGCTTCTGTTGCTTTTGATTCTTTAAATGCCTCGTTAGTTGCCATGTTGTTAAAAGATTGGACTAATCTATCTTCATACAATTTTCTACGGGCTTTTGTATCGTCTGATAGTTGATCTTTTAGATTTACCATCCCTCTATCAGCAAAAGCAATAATACCGCCTCCAGCCATTTCTTCTGGAACCATGTCGCCAGTACTAATAGAGGCAATACCTGAACGCCCTAGAGCAGGAGCCATAATCTCATCTGTCTGTGGGTTCATAGCCATTCTACGGTGCAACATTAGTAACTTTTCAATTTCCGCTGCCAACATAGGATCGGTAGATGGGTTGTTTAACATTTCTGTTAGTTGCTCGGTAGACATCGAAGAGATATCACCACCACCTGCATATGTTAAACCGCCTTCTTTGTATGCTGCAGCAGACATCAATCCGCCTTCTTTAGCGCCTGGCCTGAAACCACCAGACATGCCGTAGATACCTAGGGCAGACATACCTAGACCGCCTAATTGAGATGTGGCACTTGGAGGTGCGGTATATATTTGCTGGGAAGATTGAGATAACGGAATACCACGAGTCATATCGGACATAAATGCCAATTGCTGATACGGGTAATTACGCTGCTTAAGAAAGTCCTGATAACCTAAATCTAGACCTTGTTGGGCTTGTGCTTGTTGTACGTTTCCAACGTTTTGGATGCCTTGATTAATTGCTTGCTGTTGTCCAAACTGAGTAGATCCAAGTTGACCTAATGTACTTGCACCTTGAATAGCTTGTCCATAGCCTTGTAGACCAGCGGTTGTGCCAAACTGTTGTGCTTGTTGCGCTGCATTAAATGCGTTCTGTGATCCTGTAGCTTGAATATTACCCAACTGCTGTTGAAGATTACGATTTCTTTCTTGCTCACCTAACAGTTGTCTAGCACCACCATACGTCCCTTGACGGGCAGACCCTAGATTAGATCCAAGATTTCGTATCTGCGCATCACGGAATGCTTCATCCTTTTGTGTATCTACAACATTTTGCATGTACGGAGACATGTACGCAGCAGTTGCATTTGGATTAGTTGCCATGTTGCGATAATCTGCTCCTGCTCCTAATGATCCTAAACCAGCTAATCCAGCCATGGCACTACCTGTTCCTAGCTGACCTGCTGTTTGTTGATTAAGAGTGTTTTGAAATGCTTGTTCTTGGTTTGCATTAAATGGTGCAATCCGTTGACCGCCATATGCTTGGTATGGGTTCTGATTAATGTCTGTTAATGCCTCAGTCTTGCCAAGCATGGTTTGTACATACGGGGCAGCATACTCAGGAATAGAGGTATTGGTAACGGTTTGCTGTGAAGGAGGAGCTTGTCCACCGCCACCGCCTTTGCCGCCTTCAAGCGTCATTCCACCACCGCCAAAACCACGACCTAATCGTGGGGAGAAAGCCTGTTCAGGCAACATTGAATCTAGTGTATATCTCATTTTTTGCGTTCCTTAATCCATCTACAGTCAGCTTTATTCATTTCAAAAACTACAAGATCGCCACCACTATCGTGCATTTCTGCAAACCGTATGGCCTCTTTAAATCCTAACTTTTGATCGTATTCCATAGCTCTAACATTATTACTGTCTACAAGACCAAAAACTTTTTCTAAGCCACAATAATTAAACGGATAGTCAAACGCACCACGCACAAGTTTCTTTGGTAAATAAGCTGTATCGCTTAAATTAACAACGTGCATCTGGCATGTTTTTCCTATAAAAGCTGTATAACCTACTATCCATTCAATTTTATTTTCTTTATCTACCCAAAACAAGGCTTGCAAATCGCTACAAGGTTGAACGCCAACTTCTCTAAGCAATATATCTGCTGCAATCTGCTTGGCTTCAAATGATTGGGCGCTCTGTAACATTTATGCTAATAAGTGCTTTTTAGCCTTTGTATCCTTTGCAACATTCTTTTTACCTATGGTTTTTTTACGACCAGCTTGAATACGATCCATCATGGCATATAAACGTTTAGCACCAGCATCGGTAGAACCATTGCCTAATTCAGACACAATTCGAGCTGGTATGACAAACTCTCCGTCCGCTAATCTAGCAGGCTGTTTATTGGCAATCGTAGCTGGAATGCTGTCAGATACGCCATCGCCTGGACCTCTAAGTAAGCGACCACCATCTGAATAATCTCCTAGATTGGCTGCGCCACCATGGGCATAACCTAACCCAAATAATCCTTTTTGCATATTGCCTTGGTCTAAAGATGTATCGTCCCTGCCCATTTCATCATCATAGTTACGCATAATCCCGCCATTGGCAGCGTTTACTGAGCTACTTGCAGGCAACGGCAAATTTGGATTTACAGTGCCAATTTTGGCTGAGTATGGTTCTAATGCAGTAAATTTCTGATCAAAGTGATTACGTTCTCTAGTATCCATAACTGGATTACCTGATTCATCATACGATGCTGTAGCGTAAGGAGCTGGGTAATTGCCTGTTGGCTCATTTGGTGTTGATGTGTACTCAAACGGGCGGATCATGCCAGGATCAGATGCGGGACCTTGTGCTCCTTTACCTCTTCCGCCTAATAGCTGCATAGCTGATGTTCCAGCTAAACCATATCCAAGTGCTTTCATGTTTGACATAGTAGGAGGTACAGTACCCGCAATCTTACCTGATGCAGCCATAATATCTGGGGTAATTATTTCAGGCGCAACAAACATATTGGCTCCAGGAAGGGTGGCTGCACCTTCAGCAAGAACTCCTTGACTTGCTGCTACAGCATTTAATTGCGCTGGAGTCATTGCAGCAACTTGTGTAGGAGTCATTGAAGCCATTTGAGCTGCGGTAGGAATATTAACAGCGGTTGCTGCAGGTCCAGCAGATCCTAATCCAGTAGCTCCAGCTGCAGCAGCAGTTTCAGCAGCAGTAGCAGCCGCACCAAACCCTCCAACTCCCGCAGCTGTCATTAAGCCAGCGCCAGCACCACCAATCAGCGCTCCTGTCAGCATACTGTTAAGAATATCTCCGTCACCAGTAACAGCACTATATAAACCACCAACGCCAGCGCCAATAATAGCGGTTCCAAGAATAGCGCTTCCAAAGCCAACGGCTGTAGCTGTTGCAACGAATGCCATATTAGTTCCCTTCCTCTAATAGAGGTATTGAGTTATCTACACACATATTTTCCAACTTTTCAATGTCTGTTTCAGGGGTCGAATAAATGTTTTGGAAAACAACTGTTTCTACTATGTAGGCTACTTTGCGTCCTGGTTTAGCCATAAACGTCATGGGCGCTATAAGTTCTTTCTTTGATCCGTCTTCTTGTAAGATAAACATCCGTCCAGATATCATATTGCACAGATGTTCCATTCGATGCGGCTTGCCAATAATTAAAGCGCCAGCAGGCATGGTTACTTCTTTAATGTAGATATTTGGTCCAAAGTGATGCCTTTCTTCGCATTTAATCTGCGGCTGGGCAGCAGCAGCGCCGTACAAAGTACCAAGTTGCTTCTCTAAAAGAGAGGCTTTCTTAGGCTTTGTTGCAACTAATGTCATATTGTTGCCTTGAATTTGTACTTTGGATTATCCGATTCTTCTGGTTTTGCACCCAATTTTTGTAGCATTTGAACAGTAATTGGCGCTGGAACTGAGTCATATATAGTTTTAATTCCATTATCTTTTAAGTACTTATAAAAGTATTGAATATCATTTGCCAAGTCTTGCATGGTTCCCACTGTAAAGAAGTGAATTTGAGCAACACTCTTCCCTAACTCTTTAAATCCCATAACAGAGCTTTCAAATGGAATCAACTTAAGGCCGTTTGCCATTTCTTTTTTAACGCCTTCCATTGCTTTATCTACTGGCATCCCTGCATTTTTAAAGTAATTAGCAATTACTTTCATAATCTGAGTTTGTTGAATTTGCTCATTTGCAGCAGCCAAGCCACCTTTTGCCATAGTCTGCGGCTGCATACCTGGCAATCCTGCGGGAGCCATTTGCGGCTGCATTGGAGTCATTGGAATAGGCGCACCTTGACCACCAGACTGTTTTGCCAGCGTCTGGGCTTGGTATTGTTCAGTAGGAACTAAGCTGTCAAAAAATCCCATAGATGTCTTTCATATAATAGTTACCGTTACCGTCCCCACACTAGCTGTGGCTGATACTCCAAATAGATAAGAAATGTTAGGTACAACAATCTTTAAGTCTTCACCAACTTGAAATACAGTGCCGTTTGGCAAATTGTACCCCGATGTTGGTAGATTTAATAGCCTGATCCCGTCTGCCTGTAAAGGTACGTTGGAATCCAACTGCGTAAAGTAAAGTCTTAAAACACCAATAAGCTGAGACAGTTGTTGTTGATCGTAATCTGGTGTTGCAAGCGGAAGAGCTGGTGCCCGAAATCGTTGCATTCCCATTATCTGCGCCCATCTGGTCTGCCGTCAAGTCTAGGACTACCTAACTGCCATTGGACATCTAAATCAGTTGATTCAATCTCAATTGCCATCTGCCGTGCCCTAGCCCTCATAAAGATCTGTTCGGTATATACGTCTACCGAGGTCTCAATGACTTGCTCGGAATCTACGTTGGAATAGGCATTGCCAGGGAAGTTCCGTGGTTTTATGTACATTGTGACCGCAGGTAGGGCGGCAGTCGATCCAGCAAAATTGAGGTCAGGGATAATCCGTTTGGTCAAGATAAACTGATCTCCGTCTACTAGGTCAAAGTCCGAAGACGCAATAAACGAGGTCATCGCATCCGTGCCGTCATTTAGTCCTTCTTCGTGATTGTAAATAATACTATCAGCCGTTATAGCAGTTGATACGACACTTTGAGAGATATTAACGGTGTAAGTTCCAATCCCGCCAGTGCCAGTGCCTAGAGCCGTTATTGTGGTTCCTACAGAAATGCCTGTGCCAGTAATGACTGAACCTACTTGTAAAATGCCTACCGAGACCGCAGTGACTGTTAAAGTCGTAGAGGTAATAGAACCTGTAACGTAGGTTCCTGTAAGCGCTTGAGGGTATTCCCTTAAAGACGAGTCTGACCACGCAGTACGATCTATCGTACCGTAGTACCAAATCTTCTCTAAATGGTTGTAAATGATGTAGGCGTCATTAACTTGACTACCTGCCGTGGGATAGAACCACCATACCTCGTTCCAGCCTTCATTAGTTCCTGAAACAACTTGGTCGGCTTGGTCGTAGTTAAAGTTTTGAAAAACGTGATTTCTTAGGGTACAAGGCAAAGTTTCAACCCGTCCTGTGTAGGCATAGAACTTATCATGCCCCATCCAATAGGCGGTGTTATTGACGGCTACAACAGCACGAGGACCAATAATGGAGATATTGTCTGCAAGTTCGTTAAGACTAAAAACGTCTGTGGTTCCTACAAACTGGAAGGAATTTAAGGTTCCTTCGGTATAGACCAGAATCTCTTGCCTTGTTGCAATTGCACAAACAATGGCTGAACCACGGGAAACCCGTATAAAACCTGCCGAATTAGTGACTAAAGGTGTCCAAACATTAGGCTGATCTTGGGTAGCCCAGCGGATTAATAGGGGGTCAAATGATCCTCCCCCATAAGGGGTAGCACCAAAACAGAGTAAATGTTTATCGTTCTGGGAGACTAGAACCTGCATTGCCTGCGTAGGAACGTCTGCTGGGGCTACGCTGTCTATAGTCGTTGCAGAAAGTAAAGTAGCTCTAACTCCCACACCACCTGAATATTGCCAATAGTAAATTGCGCCATTACGAATATTAGCCACAAGGTCGTTATCAAAGTTCTGCAAGAACCAGTCCCGCTGAGGGTTGACTACAGGTGTAGGATTACCAGAACCCCAAGACAAACGGCTCCATGTGCCCGCACTCCAGCCATATCCTGCCGAAGCATTGTTGTTACCAATAGGTATTTGAACAGCAGCTGTAATTCCAGTACCGCCTCCAGAAGTAGAAGACGTAGCCGCAGTAGCAGCGGTAATCGTAAAAGTGCTTGACGTTACTTGATCAACAATAAACTCTGTATTTAGAGTAACCGCTAAGATTCCGCCCACTGCTACCGCTCCAGAAAAAGTAACGTAATCTCCATCTGAAGCTCCGTGAGCCGTTATAGTCACAGTGACGGTTTTAGATCCGTTTACAGTGGTAAAGCAGTTATCTGTTGCTGGAGAAACAAAAGTAGCTTGTATAGGCGTGATGTCGTATAAAGTCTGTCCTGCCTCAATATAAAGTTTTTTTGATGTTCCTAGGGCTAAGTAGTTATCCGAAGACGTGGTAATCCAGTTAAATACCTGCCGACAGATGCCAGCTACAGTAGAGGTACCGTAACGAAGCCAGCCGCCAATCTTTTGAGGATAACCAGAGCGAAAGCGCACTTTATTGCACTCAAAGAACCCACCTTCGTTGGTGTAGTTAGTTTGATCCCTGTTTAAACCTGGCTTGAACTGGAGCTTCTGTAATGGCATTCGGGTTTACCCTAGGAAAATGAACGTGTGCCTTGCTTATCAATGATAAGCGCTTGTCGGCGTGGTGTCATGTCTTTTGTATTGGGTACGCTAATGTGTGTCCACCTGTCAAATTCACGAATAATCTGATCGTATCCAATCCCTGATGCAATCACTGCTTTGACTACTTCATCTGGCGTCATGCCTGGAACACGAATGTCAGCAGCACATCCTATGCGATGTTGTGAGGTGTTGCGACTTCCAACGGCATTATTCACGGCTTCTGACCTAAAGGCGGAGTTAACCATAATTGGCTTACCACCTAACACCTCTTTAACTTGCTCTAAGAACTCTGCCAATCGAGTTAAATTTTCGGTTTCTTCTACATTTGGGGTATTGTCAAACTCACGATGGTCTGTGTGCGTTAGCTCTTCAAAGGTAAAGTGTTTACTTAGACTCATCTTTTGACCTCTTCATATCCATGATCTTCTCCAGCGTTCTGCCGCCAAAATAGAACGACATAATCAGCATACCCCACTGCCCAAGCAGTTCTACATAGGGTTGATGCACATTCATTTCAAACGCACTCATAATCGCAAATGATGTATATACAACCAAAATAAATACTAACGTACCTGGGCGGATGTTCTTAGACAACCAGCTATCACTAGCCATATCGGCTTGCTGGCGTTTAGTTAATTCTTGGGCTTCAATATTGTCAGCGTTAAGTTCAGCCAACCTGCCTTCTTGTTGCATCTTTAGAAGTTCTTGTTGGGCTTTAGCCTTAGCTTCAGGGTCAGGAATAAACTTGTCTAGGATTTTCATCCCAACATCAACTAATGCGGTAAGTGGAAACATTATTTCTTACTCCTTGATAACATAGTTGCAGCAATATAAAGCATTGCTTTTGCTTGTTCTAAGTCGGCTGGGGGCGTCTCCCACCCTACCGTAATCTGCCCTACAAACCTACTGGGATCAGGCGGTACACTAATTCTACAACCATACCGCATCCCTTTTTCAATATACCAAAGTCCAATTTCTGACTGTGCCGCCTTGTATTCACCACAAGGTATATTACTAGCCATTAAAGCTATTACATCATGGTTATTTGCCTGATTAGAAGTAAACAACCCTACATCTAAACCATCATTCGTTTTATCCCTGCCATTTTTTGTGTAGGCACGGTACTGTATTCGAGTACCAAACAAAGGATTAACTTTAAATACTGCTACTACAGTTGCGTCAGTTGTTTTAAACAAATGAACCGCTACATCATCCACCCTATCTTCAGCAATACTAGGCAGCCTTTGGCTTTCCTTGTAAGTACCAACAATTAATTCTTGATGGTCATAAATAATGTAACCTGCAAACGCAATAACTGCCATTAAAATAACTGCAAACAATTTAAACGGTGAGTCTACATACGCCAATACTTTAGATAGCGTGTCGTTGGCGTTAATTTTTTCTTCAGCCATATTATTTCCACATACCCCAAGTACATTCGTATGCTATCCAACCAGCAAATATGTAACAAAGCAACATTACGCTTTTCATAACTCGCCTATCGTGCTGTTCTAAATACCTATCTTGCCGTTCTTCCCACAACTTTCTTGCCTTAATACCTTGTATTTCATCCCAAGCGTGACTGCCGTATTTTTTGGTAATCTGTTCTTGAATCTTTGCTTCTGACTGCCGTGCTATTAAAAGTCTTTGCCATTCGTCTACTGCTTCAATAATCGTTGCGCTATCAGGATTAACTTGCCTAGCTTTTTTCCTTGTCTCAGTTCTTTCTTTTGCCGCTGAATCTGCTAATTCTAAGACACCGTCAATTGCTTTAGATAATTCTTTGCTTGCCTTTACCGATTCATTAATACTGCTCGTAACGGCTTTAACGCCCTCGGTAATTCCGAATGGATCAGGCATACCTTCACCTTACATTACTCCGCCACCAGCGGCAGGTACAGATGTCGCATGGATAGATATGTGTTGTTTAAGGTTTAAGGGAGCGTTACAGTCTGAGCAGACATCGGCTTGCAATTCGGCTTCATCTAAGTCGTAACCACAAGCCGAACACACCACTTCTATTTCGTGGTGCGGCTCAATTAGTCCACCTTCTAGTGTTCGGGCAGGAATAGTCTGTTTCATGGGGCAGCCTCTAACGCTGCAATTCGTGCTGCTTGTGCATCTACGATTGCTTTAAGTTCTTGGATTGCTGCGGTAAGGGTGGCTACAAGAAAGCTAGTATCAATGCCTTGTGCCTTAATTCGTGTTTGCTCATTGCCATCTTCATCTGTGTAGGTTTCCATTGCATCTTTTTCACCGCTAACACAATCAGGCACGACTTCAGCAAGTTCGTGAGCAATAAAGCCTTGACCGTCAGAACCATCTATTTTCCACTTATAGGTTACTGGTTTAAGTGCAGCAACAGTAGTTAATGCACCTGTCATTGGTGCAATATTTTCTTTTAAACGGTAATCTGATGATGTGTTAAAAGAAGTAGCAATATTGGTACATTGGATAGTACCTACATTATTATTATTTCTTACAATATATAAAACATTTATTGCTCCAACACCAGTATCGGTATTGTTAGTAACAAGCATATTTGCGCTGCCAGTAACTTCCAACTTAGCGTTAGCAATGGTTGTGTTTCTACCAATATAAATTTCACCATTTCCACCCGTTCCTACATTTACCATACCACTAGAGTCAATACGCATCGCTTCAGCACCACCTTCAGAGAACGCAATGGTGTCGGCTGCTGGAAAGAATATACCTGTATTAGCGTCAGTACCTCGTATTGCAGGGGTAGCTGCTG